TCAAGAAGTGCATTACGCACAACAGCACCAGATTTGATAAACGCACTACGTTCCTTGATAGCTTCGGAAACATATGTGCTGAGATTATTTCTCTTAACGATATCCGCTAATAGGACACCGCCAGAGTAATTCTGAAACGGAGCAGCCATTCAGATTACCTATAAAAAGTTTTTTGCGATACCCTAATCACAGATAAGGGGATTAGTTTCACAGAAACTAACTATTTTTGAGCCTCTTGCTTGAGCACTGCTGCAAGCTGTGGGTCTTGATCTGATATTAGCATTTGTTGAGTCAGGTTGCCCGTTTTCCAAGGGTTTACTTGACCTCCAGAAGCATTTGCTATAGGACTAGGTTTTGCACCCATTCCAGCCGCACTACTAGGCTTAAAATGATGTTCCCAACCACTACCAGGATTTTTAAGACTTGAAAGATAAGTATTTAAATCTTGTTCAACCCCACCATTAAGAATAACTACTTTACCTTCAGCATTTTTTTGTAACTTAGTTTGTAGTAATGACAAGGTTTGTTCAGCATTTATAGCACCAAGATTACTAATAGCAGCAAGGGCTGTAGTTTTAGTCGAAGCCACTTCATTAGAAGTTTTCATATCTTCTAACTGTTGAGATAAATTCATTATTTTTTGATCTTTTTCTTGATTTGTTTTATTAGCTTCTTCCCAAAGAGTTTTCCATTGACCTTGTTCTTCTAAGTCTTTGGTTCGTTTTTCCTCTTTTTGTTTATAAACCTCATCAAGTTTTGTTTTGATGCCTTTAAATTTTTCTTGTGCTTCAGCAGCTTCTTTTCGTGCAGCAGCTACTTGTGCTTCATATTCTGCTTTTACAGAATCTAAATTTGGTGCTTGTGGTTGTGTTGGTTGTGCTGTTTGTGAAGGAGTGTCAGTCACAGACTGTTCAGCGTTGGTCACAGACTCAGGCTGAATTACTTTTTCTTCGATTGCCATGAATTATTCAGATAAAATGTTTGTAGATTTTTTCTTTGAAGTCTTTTTTTTAGACTCTGTTTTGGGTTGAGGTGTAGGAGCAGGACAAACTTCCGCAGCTTTCTGTGCTTCAGTTTTAGGTTCTACCACTTCCCATTTATAAGTTCCGTCAGGTTGCAGAACTTTATCAATAGATCCAGCCATAAAAATGTATGTACTTGCTTCTTAGTTTACCAAACTATTCAGATTTGGCTTCATTCGCTGATGGTAACACTTCTCCCTGTACCAAAATGTCTCTAAATTCTTCTCTATCAATAACTTGCTGATCAAATAAAGATGTTAAGGCTGTAATATCCTGTCCAATTAATCTTTCAATATCAAAATCTCTACTAATCTTTACTTCTGGTGGTTCAATACCTACATATTCAGCAGAAAAATTAAAACACTTTTGAAGTTTTTGTTCTAATTCCATAGAAACCATAGCAAGCATAGAGTTAGTATCAACACGATCTAATCTTCTTGCATCAGCAGATTCAGCTACAAATTTCTGTTGACTTAAAGTAGATATTCCCAAAGTAGCCATTTGCATCTGTAATTCTTTTATTTCAGCAGATTGAGCATCAAAGGCACTTGAAGCTGGCTCTACATAATAAACTTTATTTCCTGGTTGAGTTGCCATTGCATAATTTACACTGATAGCAAGGTCTTTGGTTTGATCGTCATAACCTTCCATCACAAGCATCGGTTGAGATGCAACGTGCAAACTATGTATCAAATCAGCTTGTCTTTGAAAATGAGCAATATTTAAATATGCAATATCTAATAAAGGTGGTTTACTTACTAAATTTTCAGTTTTTCCAGAATAAATTGTAACTAAAGGTATTTCTCCAAGAGAAAATTGTCCTGATTCAACTTGTTTATAATCTTTATCTGCTGATCCCATTTCAAAATTTCCTGTGACACTGTTATCAGAGACATCATACATTTCTTCAATTTGCTCTTTTTTACGAAAAACTCTGTACCGACCAGGTTCTATAACTCTTATCTGGTCATAAACTTTTTCACCAAAATCTCCATCAGGCAATACAGCCTTTTCTGCAATTCGAGCTTGTATAAGATTCCCATAATTTGATTCTCTATCTAATCTCCAACCATAAAGATTTGTAGGATCTACTTCAATCCAGTAAGGTCTGCGATTCTGAAGTCTTTCTTCTGCAAGACTTAATGCACCAGAAGGTGCAGGATAATCAACAAGAATATGACTTTGACCATAAGTAAGAGAACACATCAATACTCTTCTTGCATATTCATCTAAATCAGAACCACAACCATCAACATCCATCTTGAATGTATCTGTCCAATAAGGATCGCCATTTAATGTAATAGGTTTTCTAAGAACTAAACCTGTAGCTGCTCTAATTAATCTTTGAGTAAAAGGACTAAATACAGCACGATTTACTCTTGCAAGATAAGCATCAAAATCTTCTCTTGGTTCTAATGGTAAAAATGCTTCACTATTCTCTCTTAAATATTCAGTTCCTTCAGTAACAGCTTTCATTATTTCCCAACCTTTCATCATATCTAAAACAGCCCTTGTTCTTGTGAAAGGACTATCAATACCACCTACAGAAGTAGATGAAACAATATTAGTTCTAATTGGCCCAGGTACAGCATAAGTCATTTCAACACCTCCATCGTTTTAATGCTAACGCCTTTCTTGTAGGTCGGCCTTTTTTATCTTTTAATGGCCCAGGCATTCCTTCCATTCGAGCACAAAAACTTTTCCTTCTTTTTTTCTCTGATTCAGTAAGACCTGATTTTTTAGTAACAGGTGCTTTTAAATTACTACCAGTGGCACGATTGTATTTTGCACGACCTTTTGCAGTAAGACCCCCTTTCTTAGATTTTTCCCCTCTACCTAAAGTTAAACTGACAGATTTACGTTTTCTCATCTTCCCACCTTTGCCTGTGCCTTTCTATGGGCTTGGGTAAAAGTATCTCCTGCTCTCATTCGCCTTTTCATAAACTCCATATGCTTATCGCTATGGTGCTCAGAATGTTTTTCTAATAGATTTTTTTGGCGAGTGGTAAGTTTCACTTCTTTTTCTTTTTTTTCTTAGAACGTAGTTTTTTAAGATCAGCAGCCGTGATCTTATCCCGTGGTGGAGCAACAGCAGCAAGTTTACGTTGTTTGCTCGAATAAGATCCTTTAGGCATTAGAGAGCAGAAGTAATAGCACCAGTTGTTACAAAACTTACTGATACTGTAGAGATATCTCCGACAGTAGAACTAAATGAAGTTCCTGTAATAATTCCATTAAAACTTAACTTTTTACCACCTGATGTATCTAGGAAAAGATTAAATGAAGCATCTCCAGCATCTTCGGTTGTTAATACATCACTAATAATTTCAGCAGTATCATCTCCTGATGTTGCTGTATAAAGAAGATCAACAGTACCAGAACCAGAAATTAAAGATCCTACATACTTTCTTGCTGTATCTCCATGAGCAGTACACTCAAGAGTATCTTTTGTTGTATCTAAAGTCCAAGCTGTTGTAGAAGCTATAGCTCCAACTGATCCAGTTCCGTTATCAAATGATACAGAGCCTTCTTCGCCACGAAAAAATGCCATGATTCTAAGAAAAATTTACTTATAACAATATATTACCTTGAAACTGCGTTTTTCACAGTTATTTTTTCTTCTTTTTACGTCTATGTTGATAACTTATCTTCTTACTACCTGTTTTTTCTCTTTTAAACCTAGCTTTCTCAGCTGCTGACATCTCTCCAACTGTCTTAGGTGTCTTACTTGAGACACGTTTACTAGGTCTACAGGCAGGATAACCTCGTTTTTCGCCTTTTGAACGACCACAAGGCTTGCCTGTTTTAACATCAACCCAATTTTCAGCAAACCAACGGGTCAACCCACCTTTTGCTCTAGGATTTGGGCTACTTTTTGCCACGTTTTTTCTCCACTCGATAAGTACCACCACGTTTCTTATACTCTCGTACAAGCCACGCATTGGCATAAGCACTAGGATATACCTTGAACTTACGCTTGGCTTCGGCTTTTACTCTAGCGTAAAGAGCTTTATTTACAGGTACATTCACTACGTTTCTTACCTCCCTTTTTCTTCTTCTTTTTCTTTTTTGTTGTTGACATCCCGTAATGGTAAGGCATAAGCAAAAAGAGTAACTTAATATATTCTAAACGCAGTCTGCCCTAATGTCTCTGGTTTTGCCAGATTAAACTGTTGTAGACAAAGATAACCAAAAGCATCAAAAGCATGATCTACACCTAAATTCTTATTAGGTAATCCAGTATTCGGTGCATATGTAAGAGTTCTTAGTGCTTTTATCAATTCTTTACATCTGGGATGTATCAAAGTTCTTCTTGTGCCATCGGCATCATACAAAGCAGTATTAACAGCAGTAATCTTATCTCTGATCCTCCAAGGTGATCTAGGGCTCATAACAGTAAAACCTGATCTTCTAAGTATCGTATGATCTGTAACACCTACCCCACTAGTTTTTCTTGCACTACCAGTAGGGTCAGGACAAGCAATAATTCTTCGATCAACCCCATACCTTCTCGTAACTTCTTCAGCAAAATCCCAAGTAGTAGCACCACCTGTCAGCATGATCTCATCGAAGACATATAGTGTATTATTATGCTTCACAGCACAGATTCCTGCCATAGGGTCAACGTTAAAATCCAGCCCGATTAACAAGGGAAGCATATGTAAATCAGCTACTTCCTTATCAATATTCTCATCAGCAAAGCTAACAGCAACAAGACCAGTAAGATTCTCAAAACTTGCTTCAAATTCCTGTCTAAATGTTCTTGGGTCTAATTGTCCTCTAGCAGCTTCTACCTCTTCAGCTTTTACATTACCCCCTTCAATCGTAGTAAAACTCCACCTTTGCCAATCATCCAGTTCCTGTTCACCACAAAAGCACCACATATCATAAAACCAACTGGCAGTACCATCAGGAGTACTAATAAACAAAGCCCAACCCTGTTTATCAGCCAATGCAGGTCTAATCACCTCTGCCCACACATCCCTTTCCATAAACGCAGCTTCATCTAATACAACACCTGCTAAACTTCTACCCCTCAATGCCATAGCATTTT